CCGTAAAACTTTTGCAAAGGAGTTTAAGGCTATCGCAGCCCGCCAACAGACGGAGGCTCAGTTCAAACAAGTTCTAGCCAAGAGGAGCATCGGATAATGGATGAACTCGATGACGGTATGGACGAGGCGCTTTACGCCTACCAGCAGCAGGAAGAATATTTTGCAGAGCAAGCCGCCCTACCCCCGCACAAGCGGGACGGCTACGCCGAACGAATGTTTGAGTATGCCGACATGGAACGCAAACGGAAGATGGAGGAAGCATGAAAGAGCTATTCACAGCTTTAACCTTAGCGCAGGCAGAGATGGAGAACGCTTCGAAGGATTCAGCGAACCCGTTCTTCAAGAGCAAGTATGCGGACTTGAATAGCGTGATGGGGGCGATTAAGCCCGCCCTAGCCAAGCATGGTCTAGCGTTCGTGCAGAAGTCGCAGCACATGGACAACGCAGCCTGTGTGGAGACAATCATCCTCCACGAATCCGGTCAGGAATACCCCTGTGGGCCTGTCTCAGTGCCCGTAGGCAAGCATGACGCCCAAGGGTATGGCTCTGCCCTCACCTATGCCCGTAGATACTCCCTAGCGGCTGCGTTTGGGGTTGGGGCTGAGGATGACGATGGGAACGCGGCGACTAAGGCGGCTCCCAAGGCTGAGTTGAACGTCACCCCAACTGCCGGAACGTGGGAAGCATTGAGCGAAGACGAGCGCACATGGTTAAACGATCTCGCCAACGATGTGAAGGCTCTTATCCGGTCTGGCGATATTGAGGGCGCGGTATTCAGGGTCAGGGAGGAGGCGCTTGACGCCGATAAGAGTGTCGCACTGGTAACTCGCTTCGACTCCAAGGAGCGCACGGCAATGAAGAAAGAGCAAGAGAAGCAAAAGCAAGCCCGAGAACTCGCAATACAACCCTAGAGGAAATCATGGCATACGATGACACCAATCGCGGCGCAATCTTCAAGAACGACAAGAAAACCGCAGAGAACCACCCCGACTACAAAGGCTCTCTCAATGTCGGCGGTGTTGAATACTGGCAATCCCTGTGGCTCAAAAAGGACAAGAACGGCAAGACGTACATGAGCCAATCGGTTACGCCGAAAGACGGACAAGAGGCGAAGGACAAGCCGTCGCCCAAGAGCTTCAATGACGCTGTGGACATAGAAATTCCGTTCTGATGATTGCCGAGGACGACATCGAGAGGGCGGTTGACTTCCTGCGGGACAACGCGCCCAAGATAGCTCAAGCCAAGGCTACCGCTATGCACATGGACGACTATACGAAGGTAGTCAAAGCCAAGGTCATGCGGGAGAACGCCACCCTACCTCTTGGCGCGCAAGAGCGGGAGGCATATTCGGACCCCAGATATGTCTCCCACTTAGAAACCAAGAAGATAGCGGACGAGGAATACGAATGTCTGCGGTGGATGATGGATGCGGCACAGGCAAAGATCGAGGTGTGGCGCACGCAGTCTAGCAATAACCGCAAGGGGTTCTAATGTCTTTTTTTATCTATTGCACGCTGATGGGCTGCGTGGCTGTGGTCTACATCGTGTTGCTTAGAGTATGGTGGCGCAAGGAGAAAAAATATGTCCGATAAGCACTTCATATCGCACGGCGTGTATGTTGAACCCGATGGCCGAGCCGCCATCAAGCTCGTCTGCGTCGATGTAATTACCGACGGGCCGGGGGAGGTTATCCGCTTGCAACCCGAAGCTATCGACGCGCTAATCTCCTATGTCCAAAAGTGCAGACGAACGTGGACTTGATATGACCATACCATTCGAATACATGATATGGGACGCGCAGGAGTGCGCTGACTACCTGCGGCAGTCTAGGTCTACGTTCCTCAAGCGCACCCAATGGGCTCCAGACTTCCCCCCTCGGACAAGGGGCGAGGGACACCCCAGATGGAACGCCAAGCAGGTTACGATGTGGGCTAATCAGAATGTCGTGGAGGAAGTATGAGCGATACACCGAGAACATATAATGTCCTAAGCAAAACCACTGTATGGGGGTCATCTTGCGGCGCGGCACTGGTTGAACACGCCCGCACCCTTGAGCGCGAACTGGCGGCGGCGCAGAAGGATGCGCAGCGGTATCGGTGGTTTCGAGAGGCGCATGGAACTGAGTTTATTATTTCATTCTACGACCCCACAGATAATGTGATTGGCGCATTCAGTGACGAAATTAAAAGCGCGGACGAACTTGACGCTGCTATCGACGCAGCAATATCACGAACCAATCACGAACCGAAGGACAATAGCTAGATGGCTCACTACAAGCAACTAATCAGTGGCATTTGGCAGGCGCAGGTTTTCAAGCGCGGAGTCCGCAGAAGTTCTTGCTTTCCATCTGAGGCCGAGGCTAAAAAGTGGGGGGATAAAACTGAGCGAGAAATTTTATCCAATGCCCTCGGAATGTATGAGCCGATAAAGCTGGCCCCGGCAGAATTTACAAGAATCTACGTCAAGGCCAAGGAGCGGGCAAAACTGTGCGGTATGCCGTTTGAAATAAAGCGGGATGATGTTGTGATGATCTTTGGCAGGAGTGGCGGAAATTGCGAAGTCACAGGCATCCGCTTCAATCGCTTCAAGCCAGCCAACAACGGGACGCGGCCATGGTTCCCCAGCCTTGACCGGATAGATTCAAGCAAGGGTTATGCGGTAGATAACTGCCGCATGGTCTGTGTGGCGGTCAACATTGCCATGGGTCAATGGGGCGAGTGGGTATTGAACGCAATGGCCAACGCAATCTGCTACGGAAAGCCCGGGATTCTGATTAACGGCCCCATGGCTGACCCACAAGAAACAGAATCCCTTGAATAACAATAAGTTAAATAGCGGTTATGGTGCCCTTCCCGGGCACTCGGATGTGCCTGAATCCCCACTGTCCTACTGGACAAATCAGGACAATCCCTTCCCTTTTATTCCGAATTTTGGCACTATCCGACCCATGGCTAACCCATGGGAGATAGGAAATGGCGGCAGTCTACAAGTTACCATCAGGTCTTTGGAGAGCGCAGGTAAATCGCAGGGGCGTACGCAAGTCCCAAGCCTTCCCCCTAAAGGCCGCAGCCGTGGCTTGGGCTGGGCGGGTAGAGAACGAAGTCATGGCGGGGGTTCGTGGAGAAATCCCGAATCTAACCGTAAAAGAACTTCTGGACAAATATCTGGAAGAAGTCACACCAACCAAAAAAGGCCATAGATGGGAGAGTATACGGATAGAGCTGTTGAAACAGGACAAGATCGCGGCTGTGCGCTTGCGCGTGCTGGATACGCCCCATGTATCGGAATGGCAAGTCCGGCGCGGGAAACAGGTTTCTGGCGCTTCTGTGAGAAGAGAGCGGAATATTCTGAGCAATGCTTTCCAGATAGCGATGGACGAGTGGAAGTGGCTACAGAAGAACCCCTTCAAAGGGGTCAGGCGGACAAAGGAAGGCAAGCCAAGGACTCGGATAGCGACTGATGAGGAAATCAGCACGCTACTCGCAGCGGCAACGCCTAATCTCTCAAGAGCAATTAGCGCAGCACTGGAAACGGGTATGCGGGCGGGTGAAATTGCCTCTCGTCCAGAGATTAGGGGGAGAATCGCCTTTCTGGTGGACAGCAAAAATGGCGAGGCGCGAGAGGTTCCCCTATCCGCAAAGGCATTGGAGGTTTTTATGGAGGGAATTACGCTTACTGCGGGTTCAATCTCAACTGAATTTGCTCAACTCACCAAAGCCTGTGGAATAAAGGGGCTGAGATTCCATGACTTACGAAGGACAGCTATAACGAGGATTGCTAAGAAGCTTAATGCGTTTGAGCTTTCCAAGATGGTGGGTCACAAAGACCTGAAGATGACGTTAAATGTCTATTACAAGCAGGACACAGAGGAAACGGCGAGGAAACTATGAAACCCATCATCCTAGCCGCCCTAGCCGTTCTTGCGCTGTGGCTGATAGACCTACCCAACAACCACCGGCCAGCGGACTATTTTGAGAGTTTGAAGCGTCCCTAGCGTGTTTTCCTGACCCACTCCTGAAGCTCGATTAGTTGGCCGGTTTGGAGGTCAGCCTGTCGTAGAAGTCGTAAAAGTTCGTCGTTGCGGGCGGTGTCATCAACTGGGGCGGGGGCTGCGGCGGAAGGGGGCAGGATACCGCCACTGGAACCACTTTTTGATGCGAGCAGCCGGTAGCGGTCAAGGATAGAATTAACCCTAGCATCAGCACTTTTAACGGTTTCACGGTTCACCTTTTCTTGGTTGGCGGCAAGTTCCTTGTTACGCTTGATTTGGGCCTCTCCTAGCTGCTCTACGCCCGCTTTGAACACATCGTAGGCGGCTTGGATTTGGATGCGGCTATCGCGTTCCTGGTGGGCCTGATGCCTATAGAAAGCGGTGCTTGCGGTCAGGGCTAGGATGGGGATGACGTACCAGAAACGGTACAGCAGGGTTAGCCACACAGGAATAGCTCCATTTCAGCCTTGCGGCGAGCCACCAGCCCGTTCAGCACCTTCCCGCCGGCATGGCAGAACCTATGGAACTCGTCAGCCGCGCCGGTATCGTCACCCTCCTGAAGCTTCCGCAACAGTTGGGAGTTACGCAGCGCCCCGCAGCCAAGATTGAACACGAACGAGCAGAGGGCATCGAACTGGTTCTGGGTAATGCCGTATGGGATGGAGTTGTTAATACACTTCTCGGCGCTTACCAAGTCAGCAGCTAGGAGCCTGTCAGCTTCCTCTTGGGAGATAACCTGACTCTCGTATGCGCCAAGGGTATGACCTACCCCCACTGTCCACTTTCCCACCGAATCTTGGTACGCGCGCAGCTTGCAACCCTCGAACTTCTTGATTAGCTCTTTCCCCGCTTCGCTACATTTCATTTGCGTTGCATCCTGTTCCAGTCGTCCTCAGTAGCGCCCACAGCGTCAGGGTTGATACCCGTCTGCCGCATGTAGTATTCCTTCCAAGCGGTCGGATGGTTCGGGGCCTTTAGCATCTCGCCTGCGCCGGTAGACGAGGGCCAATGCGGGAAGTTGTTGTCATACGGGTCTGGTTGGGGTCTGATGCCCGCCGCCCATGCCTTGCGATAGTCGTAGTCTGCGTCTGGCCCAAGGTTCGGCGCTTCGCCGTAGCGTTGCAGGAATGACTTGTACCAAGGAGTCGCTTGGATGCCCGCCATGAACTGCGCTTCCTTAGCCCTATCGCCTTGTGCCATCAGGTTCGGATTGCCGACAGCAGCACCGCCGCCGTTCTGCAGGAACTGAGCAAGCACGCCCTGATTTGGCTGTTGTGGCTGGCGCAAAATACCTACGCTAGATAGTAGTTGCTCAAGAATTCCCATCTACGCTCCCCTGCACGTTTTAGCCTGCTCATACCAGTGCTCAAGCGCCCCCACTATCTTGTTCAGCATCTCAGCACTGATGATGCAGTAGCCGTTCTCCTGACACTCGGCAATCTTGACGTTCTGAGCGTGGAGCTTCATGGGTATGGCAAAGCAGAGGACGACCAGTAGCAGATACAGTAGCCAGATTGTGCTAGTTCTCATGAGACACCTCGAATTAATCCAACATTAGCTATGGCGTAGCCCAAATAAACAATCGTCATGTTTGGGTTGCGCAGGTAGGCTTGCTCAAGCGCAACGTAGGCGTAGATTCCAGTAACAAGCCATAGCAGCCATGCGCCCATAGCAACCTATAGGGTGCAAACCCGACGCGACTTAACAACCTATAAGTTGTCATCGTGTTTTAAGCGGGTCGGGGAATACCGGCCACGTATCCGGCACAATCACGAATACGCCTTGGCTAAGTAGTTCAAGGAGACAAACATCGGGTCGAACCTTCCTTCCTCTACTTCGTGGAGGACGAGAATTTGCCGTCTTACCCTGTTTCCTTGGCCCAGATAATTTTCGTCTTGTAGGTTGCATACTCCGCAGAATATTGCCCATTGATGTGTGGTCGGTTGGAAAGCAACGTCGGTCTTCTGGTTGTGTCCCATGATTGACGAGCAATGTTCTTTGTTCAGCAATGCGCGGGCAGATGAAACAGCCCTGCTACTCCCGCCGGTCTGAAAGAAGTGGCAATAGTTCACGCCGTCAACTTTTACTATCTTCAGGAACGGGTGAACCTGCCAGCCCCAATCGGCGTAGTTGAGCATCTGAGTGCCAACGATTTCCTCAAGCTCTGGATGCTCGTTGGAGAACCTGTCTAGGCGGTCTTCGTGGTTGCCCATCGTCAGGTGCATCTCTGGCTTGTAGTCGGCGATTGCCCTGATCGGATTAACCAGCTTGTCCATCGCTCTCGCAGCAGAGGCTAGGTCTGCCTTCAGTCGCCTGTTCTCGCCGCGAGCGGTCCCACGGTCATACGTGGAAAGGCTTTCGAGGTCTGCAAAGTCGCCTATGTTTACGATGACATCGGGCCGCTTCTCGCAGATATAGCTTGCAATCCACGATAGATAGTCAGTGTTGGAGTTCGGCTTGACTTGGCAATCGGGAATGATTAGGTGCATTCTCCCGAGGCGTTGCCGCGTGTATATCCTTGGCGCATCCTTCTTTACGGTCGGAGTAAGCCCCCGTAGCCTTGCCTGATTCACTCTGGATTGAAGGGTGGCTGGAGGTAGGTCGGTCGCCCCCATCTTATGAGCCATGAACCCAGACCCGTATTGCTCAACTAGATTTATCGCTTCCTGCAACTGCTCAACACCCATCTTTTTAGCGGGCATTATTCATCCTATAAAGCGTTTGGCATCCCAAAGAAATGCGTCGCAGACGCGCTTAGATAGCCGTCTGAATTGAGCGTTGTGCTGACTCTTGTTGTCGGTCTTTTTAATGTCTTGATAAAGGTGAATCATTTCATGCGCTGTGGTGTCTACCAGAGCAGCATGAGAATCTATATGGGCGGTGCTTATTGTTATGTTGTGCCCGTTATCGAACTGGTATTTACCGTGAGTGCCTTGGATGTTCCTGACATGGAAGGCTACGGCGTCCGCCTCGGGCAGCTTCCATCTGTCGAATGGGGGGAAGGCTCTGAGCATTTCGTAGACTGCGGCGACTTGCTCGGGCCTGATGTTCACTGCAAGGTCTTCCCATCCAGTTCCGCAATTCCACAAGCCACCACGTTCAGCACAATCAATTCCTCGTCTGCGCCCAGATGCAGGAATAAAAGACCATCTTCCATGCGGGCTGTGGTGATTGTCTTGCCCTCTAGCAACTCAGGCAGGGTCAGGGGATGGTTCATTTCTTAGTCCGGCTCATTACAAACTGGCTAAAAGCAGCGTGAGCGGTTAATACAAGCATCACGCACCACCACAGTTCAGTCGTATCCGTGTCGTGGTAGCACTTATGAGAAAACCAGATTAGGGCTGAGAGCTTGCCAAGGTTCGACCACAGCAGGGTTTCTTTGAGCTTGCCGGTGTGCGAATCACAGACTAAATCTGTGAAGCACCATTTCCTCACTTGTGCCAGCCGCCAGAGATGAGCATGAGATACGCAGAGCCAGCAGCAACGGCAGCTACAAAGCCGTAGAAGGACCATCGCCCGAACTGGCTAAACTTCTTATCCAGCCACTCGTCAATCGCCTCAACCATGATCTTGCGCATCTCTGCATCGCGGGCAAGCTTCGCTATCTGGTCTTCGGTCACAGCTTTTTAACGCTGATAACTTCTCCCACCCTCTCCGCTACCTGCGTGTCCAACTTCTCAGACAACACAGGATCGGACTTAAGCAGCGCAATCACATCGTCTAGTGTTGGTTTCGGTTCGGGGGCTGGCTTTGCAGCATTTATATCCCACTCAGCCTGGAGCGCGGCGGCTTGACTATCCGAGACGGTAACGGTTTTTCCATTTACTTTTTTGGTCAGCATTACTAGCTCCTTATTCCGTAAACTGAAATAGTTCCGTCAGCAATGTTCCCCGATGACATATAGAACTGAACGGCGTTGATCGCACTTGATGTGGAATTAACGCCCATCCCTGCGGAGCGTTCATTTGCTGGTGTCGAATTTCCGTAGGCAGTATCAATACTGAAGTATTTAACTTTTGTCGCTGAGTCTAGGCCCGCAACCAAGATGGATCCGGTCATACCCACGTAGGATGTATTGCCAAGAGGATTTCCGCATGTGAGGATTTGGGCTGCATTGCTACCTGTCAGCGCCCCCGATCCTGGTGTGGTGTTTACAGCCCACAGGGCATAGTCATATCCGGTTGCTATGTAAGTAGAGCCGTTATCCGTGCTGACGCGCATATATAGATACACGGCATTCGTCGCCGGTCTGACCTGCTGAAGAATGAACGAAATCGCCGTGAACCCGTTCAGGTTCGTAAACTCCAAAGCGGCTGAAGATGAAGCAGTAGCCGTTGCAATCAACCCATCACCCTTTACTGCAAGAAGGAATTGGGATGTGGTCAGGGCTATGACATCTATGACCTGATTGGGCGTGGCCGTATAAGTATTGCCAGACTCGGTGCCGGGAATAATAAGATCGGCCCCGGCCGTGAATGGGGCGTAGCCAGAACAAACCAGCCGCCGTCTAGCGCCCGCTCTCGGGGCAGTAGCAAACCCAGTGGCGGTAGTGGTGCCCGTATAGGTGATAATCCCGCTAACAGAGGTAGCGAAGATGTCGGGGGTCGTCGCAGAGGCTACAGTACTAACACCCGCAACACCGATGCCCTGATAGGCTGTGTTGTTTATGTCATCGAACCATGCTGCGTCTGTTAGGGTAACTCCGTTCGAAAAATCAGTATCTGCCATTATTGTTTCCTAAGAATGTCGGCAAGAATGCCTTGCGTGACGATGGGGGAGGTTTGCGGAGCGCCTTGCGGAAGGCGACCAAGAATTCCACCTAGATATGAAGCTTCACCCATGAGCCTGGGCGAAGTGGTGGCTAGGGCCGGGAGCGCCATAGGGTTGTGAATCATTGCCGCCGATAAATCGGTCAAGGCAGAACCTATTCCAGATATTCCCCTGGGCGTAACTGAATTTAAAGCCTGCCCAGCAAGTTGAGGCATTAGGTTTGGAGCGCCATTGTCTTGCAGAATATTTCCCAATTCCTTGCGACGACCATAGTTAGTATTGGCGTTGTTTCGCAGAATGGATTGCAATTTCCTGACTGTCGTATCGACATTCGCCTGCGGGTTTATGGAGAGTGTTTTCTCCATCTCGCGCAAGAGGTCGCTGGCGACTTGGTAATCTTTCATTACCTTGCTGTATTGCGGTGCTTGCGCGACTATTTCATTCTTCACCGCGTTATATACTTGGTCGGCAACACGGCGAGCAGGAGTCCCAAATTGGGACGAATCCCTTACGTCTCCGATTGTCTTTTTGAGAGCATCAAGACCCTCGGGGGTGTGAAACTTAGACGGGTCGGATGTTTTCCAGTCTTTTACAATTTCGTCTATTTTTGCCCATGTCTCAGCGGCGCTCGGGTTAGTTACCTTCCCGTTGTAAGTTCCAATGGCTTTGACGCTGGAGACAGCCTTATCAATACTGTCAAAGTTAAGCGCCGTCTTGTCCTGTTTGATACCCTCTATGTTCTGACGATACTCAGAACTCCGGTCTTGCCTGAGTTTTGCAACCGCCGCCTTAGCCGAATCCACAACTTCATTAATCGGAGCGGTGCCGCGTAATTGCTCCTTAAAGGCAGTAGCCCTTTCCCCGCCAGCCTGTCCCGCCCTGGCTGCTTCACGTATTGCAGTCGGTCCTGCGCCAGTGGTGAAGCCAAGAACATTGGAAACTATGGGTTCTGCTAGTTGCCCGCCCGCCCGTATAGCTGACGGAGTAATCAGTCCAGCAGTTGCGGCCAAGGCTGGGTTTTTGGTTGCCTCATACGTCCCACCCGCAGCCTCGCCAGAAAGCGCCCCAAGACCCGCGCCGACGAGCGCCCTAGGTATGGATGCCCCACCCGTCAAAGCCCCGCCAATCATCCCCGGAACGCCGTAGTCAATGGCTTTCTGGGCGAACCCCTCGGGACGGATGTTTGGGTTAATCAGCCCGAGAGCTTCCATACCGCGCCGAGCGAAGTCTGGGGTTGGAGTCAATTCAGGCATTGGCAGAGGCTCTTTTCCAACCGCCCGCATAGCGGGTGCGGCAGCGGCTCGCCCCGCGCCCAGCCAAGCCTTCGCCATATTGATGATGTTGGTAGGCGTGTTCAGGAGCGCATCGGGCAAACCAGCCAGCCCCTTGTTGGCAGCGTTGATAGCTACGTCTGCAAGGGATGCTTTGAAGGGCGCTACTGACTCCGGTAAGTCGTTCGACGGAACCGTGTTAATCGGCAGGTCGTCTTGTGGAACAGCCGCGCCCATCAGGAATCGTACTCCCAAGTCTTACCACCATCTTTAGATGAGATGGGCTTGCCGCTTCTGGATTTGGAGCGCTGAATCTCGGGGGCTGCGGGTGGGGTAACAACGGCATCTGTCGCTACGGGAGCATTGCCGCCAAGGGATTTAATCAGGTGATCGCGCTCTTTCACCATCGCATTAACGCGGTTCTTGCCGTCAAGCAGCATGCGGTTGATAACCCGCGTATAGGAGTTAATCGGCATATCCCCACTGATAACCTGCTGCATCTCATGCCGAGCGGAGTCAGTCAGTTGACCCACAAGGCGGGGGTTGTTCAGCACCCGAGCCGCTTCCGTCGTTACGATGGTCGTCTGCGCCAGGAACTCAGCAACGTCGGGGTTATCTCCAGCGTTCTGGCGTATCCAGTTGATAGTCTTGTTGGCAAACCTAACGTCTGTGCCGATAACCTTCTTCGCCAGATCAATCGCCACCTTGCCGTTCGTTTCCAGCATCTCGTTGTACGGACGAATCGCAGCCAAGTCCTTCGTGTTCTGCGTTAGGGCTGATTTCTTGGCCGAGAAGTCCGCCCTATCCGACGAGACAGGCGGCGCTCCGGCTGCGTTTTCCTTGCCGAGAGAGTTCAAAGCTTCATTGTCAATGATGCCGCGACGAGTCTTCGGAATAGGAGAGCCGCTGCGTATCAGGTCGTTCTTAACCTTCTCTCCATCGGGAGTAAGCGGCGGCATGACGGCGGTATCATCAGTTACCGTCCTCTTTGCAACGGTCGGGTCAGGAGCGCCCAATACTCGCCTGCCATCCTGATAGACATAGCTATGCTTGGTAGGGCTGTTATCGTCTTGAACAATACGAGGGGCTATTTGCTGACCGCTACCGGGAATACCTATCAACGAGTTCGCAACCCCTCTAGGCAATGCGGAACCGGCAGCAATGACGTTGCTAGTTACCTCTGCCTTGCCGGGAGCCGCCATAGAGAACGGTTGCGGGCCATTGGCTTGACTCGCCTTGTATGCCGCAATCGCCGCATCGTCTTCCGGTGTCTGATTCGGATTGGAACTAACCGGAGGAAGCATCCCTGTAATGGGAGCCTCTAGGCCGGGACGGGCAGCATTGAGTGCAGCAGGCGAGAACTGGTTTTGCAGTCTTCCAACTGCATCTTGCTGAGTTCTGGCAGTCACAGCATCGCGGTTAAGCTTGTCCAACTGCCCCATGTGCAACGCGCCAGTAATGCCGGTGTTCTGAATGTCGGCAAACTGCTTAAGGACAAGCACGCCAGCAGGAGACTTCGCCAACTCCATCTGCTTCTCTTCTGGAGGAAGATTGCTGGA